CCTCCAATACTTGCAACGTTAACGGGTAATAGCGTAACGTTTAATATATCACAATTAGAGTATTTGTTGTTAGGTTATAAGTTTATGATTCGTAAAAACATAGCTTTTAACGAACCGGTTGTAAGTAATCTAAGTGAAATTATTGTTTTAGATGGTAGTTGCTTTGTTGCGTTTCCTAGTAACGGTACTGAAATAACAATAACAAATGTAGAAACATTATCTATTAGCGGATTTAATAGAACTATCAGGGTGTTTTATGAAAGTGATTTCGTAGGTAATTGGGAGTTCATTTTATATGTTTATCAGTTTGGGGTTAGCTATCAAGTTAACGGATTTGCGACAACACCAAACGGATTCAAAGATATTAACATACAGCAAGGAAATACTTTTGCATCGAATGTTAGAATTGATGCCGGTAGCATTAGTAGTAATGTTTATTCTTACGAACCATGATATTAAATGAGATATTTAAAAAACCAATATTTAGTTTTGGTTTAGGAAAATTAACCGCACTTATCCAAGTTGGGCAAACAGTGAGGGTTTATAATAACGAAATATTTAATGAAAATGTTTTTGAATTAATAAATGATTCAGATGTTAAAAGTAATACGCAATTTTTTGATTTAGATTGTAATGAATTAGGTACTTTTGTAATAGCACCGGTAATTAAAAACACAATCACTAACTTTGAGCAATCAGGAAACGTAATTGATTTAAACGTTAAATTTAGAGCAGACAACACATACATAACAGCAGACACAAATTTAATAACATCAGATTATGAGTAAGCAAACAATCGGGATAGGAACAACGGCAAACGATGGAACAGGTGATCCAATTAGGACAGCATTTGATAAAGTAAACGACAACTTTGACGAGGTTTATTCCTTTACGGGTTGGATTTCTCGATTCAATGCGAGTACAGTTGCTTTAACAGGAGCGACAAATAATTTAATAACTGTAACAGGAACGCCTGAAAGCAATAATGGACTTACTTTATTAGATACAAATTCAAGAATAACACCACTAACATTAAACGATGTTATAACGGTTGATTTTGCTTGTACAGTAATAACACCTTCAGGGAGTAATAATTATGTTGAAGTTGGGGTCTTTGTTCCGTCGGGTGGCTTTTACCGTAAAATAACTGTTCCATTATTAAAAGGTAGTGGTGTGGATGATTTTGTCGCTGTTAGTTGGACTATGCCCGTAGGTTCTGTTTTTTTATCAAATGGAGGGGACGTGGTTGTCGTTCCAAATGTTAATTTAAGCATCAAGGATTTATATATATCAGTAACAAGAACGCACAAAGGGCAATAATCATGGCGGAAAAAATAACCATTGCGGAAATAGACATTAATATCAATTCTTTGATTAAATCAACAGCCGATGTTAAAAAGGAAATTGATAAGTTAAGAAAAGAACAAACAGCTTTGGCACAAGCGGGTGAAAGTGCATCTGAGGCTTTCGTGCAAAACGCTTCCGATTTAAAGGTTCTTACTTCCGCTTACAATCAAAATATAAAAGTACTTGCAAACCAAAAGCAAGCAACAACCGATTTGGCAATTAGGGAGCAGTTATTAGCACAAGCGTACGATTCAGAGGTGACAAGTATTACCGAAGCAAGGGAGCAAAATAAACTGTTAAACAAACTTAGAAATGATGCGAACGCAACTACTGAACAAGGACGGGAAGAAATAGAAAAGTTAAACGCATTGCTTGACCGTAACAATGAGTTCGTAAAAGAAAATGGCGACGCTTATTTAAAGCAAAAAATAAATATCGGTAACTATTCAGAAAGCATTAAAACGGCGTTGAATGATTTGAATTTATTCAACGGTGGCTTAGGCGGATTTATTACACGTTCAAAAGAAGCGGGCGGTGTTGGCAACTTGGTTAAAGGTTCGCTTACTGGAATGGCTCAGGGATTCTTAGGTCTTACAAAAGCCTCACTTGCTTTTATTGCAACACCAATCGGGGCGGTTTTAGCCTTATTAGTTGGTGCTTTTGCTTTGGTTCAAAATGCGTTAAGCAGAAGCGAGGATGCAACCAATAAATTAAAAGGTGCTTTCGCTATATTCTCAGGAATTATAAACACCGTTTTAAAAGCACTAGAACCACTTGGCGAGTTTTTAATAGATGGTATTGTAATGGGATTGGAATTAGTAGCTGAAACGGCACAAAAAGCGGGTCAACTTGTGGCGGATGCTTTAGCTTTCTTTGGATTTGATGAAGCAAGTAAAGCGGTTGAGGGATTTAATAATGAGATTCAAAACGGAATTAAATCAGCTAAGGATTTAGCACAAGCGGAAGCCGAACTTGAAAAAGCACAAAGACGGGCACGACTTACCCAATTGCAATTCCAAAAAGATGCTGAAAAGTTAAGACAGTTAAGGGATGACGAAACTTTATCAACTCAGGAACGAATTAAAGCCAATGAGGATTTGGGTAAAGTTTTACAACAACAATTAAAAGAGGAATTAGCAATTGCGAATATTGCTTTGAAAGTTGCTAATTTAAGGATTCAAAACGAGGGCAAAACAAAAGAAGCATTGGACGCTCAACTTGACGCACTTACACAAATAGCCGATATTGAGGAAAGAATAACGGGGCAACAATCTGAACAGTTAGTTAATCGAAATTCATTAATCAAAGAGGCAAACGATAGAGCAAGGGAGTTAAGACAAAAAAGGATTGACGATGCTATTCGTGAAAGTAAAGCGTTAATTGATTTGTTTGTTGCTGAGCAAGGTTTTAAGAAAAAAGAATTAGAGGATGAATTTGCTTTTGAACAAGCGTTAACGGCTAAAAGATTAGCATTATTAAAACAAGAGTTTGAAGCGGGTAAACTTTCACGCACTGAATACGAGGCTACAAAGTTAGATATATCAAACGAATTTTTACAAAAACAAGCTGAATTAACAGTTGAGTTTGCACGTAGGGATTTAGATGCTTTTATTGAAAATTCAAAATCCATAATTGACACTACTAAATTTATAAGTGAGCAAATAATAATTGAGGAAAATGCAAGGATAACCGCATTAAGCGAGCAAAGAAAATCATTTGCAGAATTACAATTTCAACAGGGTTTAATTAATGAATTTGAATTTCAGCAACAAATAACTCAAATACAAAAAGATGAACAAGCGGTTAGGGATGCGAACGAATTAGCACGAAAAGAACAGAAAAAAGAAGCCGACAGAATTGATTTAGAAAATCAAAGAGCTATCGAGGACTTAATATTTCAAGATGAACTTGCTATTCAATCGCAACGATTAGAACAACAAAGATTATTAGAGATTGCAAACGCTGAACGAACGGGTGCGGACATTACTAAGATAAATCAAAAGTATGCTTTACTTCAAGCGAACATTGATAAAAAAGCAGAACTTGCAAAAATTGATTCATTTAGAAATTCAATAGGTGAAATCGGTGCCTTGCTTAGTGCATTTGGTGTTAAGAATAAAAACTTAGCTATTGCGTTCGCTACTGCTGATGCGTTTTTAGGAGCAACAAAAGCCTATGTGTCACAACTTATTCCGGGCGACCCAACATCAGTAGGGCGTGCGACTTTAGCGGGTGCTAAGGCTTTAGCGTTCGGTATTGCAAACGTGGCGAAAATAGCGACAACCGACACGAAATTTGAAAAGGGTGGTGTAATGGAAATCGGAGGCAACCGACATTCAAGCGGTGGCACTAAATTTGTCGGTAGCGATGGGACAAGATTTGAAGCCGAACGAGGCGAACTTATCGGGGTACTCAATCGCAATGCGTCAAAACAGTTTATGAATTTTAACGATGCTTTTGGAAGTCGTGGAACCGTTGGAACGAGTTACGCTCAAAACGGTGGTATCATTGCACGTGGTTTAAATAGCGGTCAAAGTGATTTAGAACAGATAGCAATATTAACGGCTCAGGCTTTCGCAAATGCACCGACGCCCATAGTAACAGTTGAGGACATTAATCGAGTAGGAAACAATGTAAGAGTGATAGAAAATGGAGCTGAATTTTAATAAGATTCTAAACGGTTGGAAAAACTACATTGACAAAAGCGAAGTAGTTGAAAAGGTAGCTGAACAACGTGCTGAAATTTGTGGGCGTTGTCCGTTTGCGGTTGAAAAAAAAATACTTATATTTGTAAAAGACGATTTCAAAGAAGTTGAAGGGATGGCGTGTAATAGATGCGATTGCCCTTTGTCAATGAAAATAAGAAGTATTAACGAAAGTTGCCCTGAAAAATTATGGTAATGCTTTACATAATAGGCAAAGGCTCGCACCACTACAACGAGGAGTTGAAACTCTCTTTAAGGTCAGTTGAAACGCATTGCCCCGAAATAACTAGATTAATCGTTGCGGGTGAACCTGTTCAATTTTTATCCGATAAAGTAGAGTTCATTCCAATAGCTGAGGCAAATGGTAATAAAGAATATTGTATAGCACAAAAAGTTTTAAAAGCGTGCGAGTTTATAAAAGGAAATTTTATCTTTATGAACGATGACTTTTTTTTCACACGAAAGCAAGATTGGTCGATTAATTATGCAAAGCCAAAACTAAAAGGATTACCTAAAATGGGTTCTATTGAACACTATCAAAAAGCGGTTAATGATACGGGTTTATATTTGGAATCATTAGGTTATTCAACTTATCATTTTGACGTTCACACTCCAATAGTTTACAACAGTGAAAAGTTTAAAGCATTAGCACCGCATTTCGATAAGTCAAAAGTAAGTAGTAACGGTTATGTAGTGAAGTCTTTATACGGTAATATTTACGGTTTAGAGCCTTGTTTTTACGAGGACGTTAAATTAACTAGAATGGAAACGACAGACGATTTTAGAAATGCAAAAGAAACGCATTGCATTAGTTGTTCTGATGCAAGTTGGCATCATGGAGTTCGAGCGTATTTATTAAAAATGTTTCCAAATAAATCAAAGTATGAAATTTAATATTTTAATCAGGACAAAGGCGGGGCGGGAGGATTTATTAAAAAACTGTTTAGCGAGTATTGAAAAGCAAACTTATAAAAATTACAATATTATTATTGGATCGGAATACAAAAAAGAAGGTACTGTTTTATTAAAGCAAAATTTAAACTTAGGAGAATATTTTTATAATGATTATTGCAATACTTTGAAAGATTTAATTACTGATGGATATTTCTTTTTTTTGGATGACGACGACATTTTAATTAATAAATATGCACTTGAACGAATAGCAAAACATTTAAAAGGCGATGGCTTGATTTGTCAAATGCAAAGGGGAGAAAATAAATTAAAACCTAATGATTTACAAATTGAATCAAAACAAATTGAAAGCGGAAAAATAGGAATGCCTTGTTTGGTTTTACATTCAAAACATAAAAATTTAGTTGATATTCCAGCAACTTCCAACGGTGATTTTGTTTGGATTAAAGAAATCAGTAAATTAGTAGATTTGCATTTTGTAAAAGAAGTTTTAGTATATTCACAAAAAAGAAGTTTTGGTTTATGAAATTATCAATATTAGTTTGCTCAACACAAAATCGTTATAATACTTTTTTGCCTAAAATATTAAATGAGTTGTTTAGTCAATCAACAGATGAAGTTGAAATACTAACGCTAATCGATGATAAAAAAAGAATGTTAGGAACTAAACGAAACAATCTTTTAGACATTGCTCGGGGCGAGTATGTGGCTTTTGTCGACGATGACGACAGAGTTAGTAAAGATTATATTAAACAACTTTTAAAAGGTATTGAATCAAATAGCGATATAATTAATTTTATTGTTTCGGTATCTTTAAATGGAGGTGTTTCAAAACCTTGCTACTATAATAAAGATTATTTAAGCGACTACAATGAACCAAATAGTTATCATAGATTGCCAAATCATATAATGTGTGTTAAGCGTGAATTAGCCTTAAAAGTAAAGTACAAAGATATTTTAAAAGGCGAGGATTCTGACTATTCAAAACGATTGCAACCTTTTTTAAAAACACAAACAAATATAGATTCTATTTTGTACTTTTACGATTATAATTCAAACACAACCGAAACCCAACAAAAAATAAAACGATGATTGATATTGTAATTTTAAGCAATGCAAAAGATGAAAGTCTTAAATCAATTACAAACGACTGTATAAATTCAATTCATAAAAACACAAAGAAATGTAATATAATTGTAGTTGAGCAAAATAAATATATCCATTGGAATAAAGCAAACTTAGTAATGAATGTTAATGAAAAATTCAACTACAATAGATTTGCAAACTTAGGAGCAAAAGAGGGGTTTAACGAATGGATTTGTATAGCAAATAACGATTTAATATTTACTCCAAATTGGTTAGATCAATTATTAAAAATTGATAATCCGGTTATTTCGCCACGTTGCCCCGATGACAAACGACAACAAAATATAAACGGATTTGAAAAAGGGGTTCAGGTCGGACGGCATTTATCGGGATGGTGCTTTGTTGTTAAAAGAAAAGTTTGGGAAAAAATAGGAGGATTTGACGAGGATTTCTCTTTTTGGTGTGCCGATAATAGTTTTGTTGAGCAACTTATAAAAATAGGAATTGAACCCGTTGTCGTTGAAAAATCAATTGTTTATCACTTAGGTTCTAAAACTTTAAAGACAGTAAATAATAGGGATGAATTAACCAAACAACAAGTTATAAAATTCAATCGTAAATATGACAAAAACTTATTTGGATATGGTAAATAGATACCAAACAATAAAACAGTTGAATGGAAATTTTAACGTATTGATAGGACTTGGAATAATTCCAATACAGATACATGATTGGATTAATATTTATGAGTTTTTTTTAATCGAAAGACGTAGCGAAAAGAAAATGCAAAGCTATGAAAACACCGCCGAGAATTTCAAAATATCAACACGCCACGTTATGAATGTAATTCGTTGGATGGAATGTGATTAACCAAATTATCAATACTTTTACAAAACTTCTTATATTCGGGTGTTTTTTTTATTTTATACTCAAACCAAAAAGCCGTAAATTTTCGATAAACGGCTTTTGAAATTAAAACACCTCCTTTAATTAAATGGTAAGTCAATACCGTTAACGAAAATAAAAGCAATAAAATTATCATTATCAAATTTAAAAATACTTTTACGTAAAAGTTTGAACAAATCAGTTCAAACAATGCTAACTAACATTTATTAGTTTTGCTTATTATGGAAGGTAAAATTTACATTAACGGACAGATAGGCACAATTAAAGGCTTAGATGCAAACGGCAAAAAAGTAGAAAGTAAAGGAGTGGAGCTTGTTGATGTTATTCGACAAGTACAGGAAAATCCTTTAGCTACTTCATACACCGTTCATATAACTTCCGAAGGTGGAGTTATTTCAACAGGAATGGATATTTACAACTATTTAAAATCTTTAACGGTTCCTGTTAATACAATAGGAACAGGAATAGTAGCTTCAATTGCAACCGCTATTTTTATGGCTGGTGAAACTCGAAAACTTTCAAAAGGCACTCGTTTTATGATTCACTTACCTAGTGGAATGGTTCAGGGCACAGCCGACCAAATAGAACAATATCAAAAAGAATTAAAAAAAATAGAAAGTGAGTTTGTTGATTTCTACATGAAAAATACAGGACTTACAAAAGAAGCTATTTTTCCGCTTTTACAAAAAGAAAGCTGGTTAACAGAAAGCGATGCTTTTTCAATGAATTTCGTTACTGAGTTGGAATATGAATTTCCAATGGTAGCAATGGCACATATTAATTTAAACTTAGATACAAACATGACAGCAGATGACAAAACTTGGATTGAAAAAAAATTCGAGGAGTTTACAGCATTATTCAAAGGGCAACCTAAAAATATAATGCTTATGGATTCAACAGGTCAGGAAATTGAATTTCCAACAGTTGAAGAAGGACAACTTCCAGCAGTAGGTGACACCGCATTATTGAGTGGTCAGCCAATACCTGACGGGGAGTACATTATGCCACAATTAGACAACGCAGTAGTTGTTTTCGTAGGTGGTTCAATTTCAGAAATTAAAACTGCTGACGGTGGCGACGACGAAGAAATGGCAAAGTTAAAAGAGGAAAACGAAGCGTTAAAAACTCAATTAGCAGAAGCAACGTCAAAGGCAGAAACGGCAACGGCTTCGATTGCTAAAATCGAAAGTGAGTTTACAAACTTCAAAGCATCGATTGTAGCTAAATTTGAGGCACAACCGGCAGACCCGACTCCAAAAGATGGAGGTAACGTCGCAAAACAAAGATTAGAAAAACTTAAAAACAGAAACAAATAATGGCATCAGCAATTAACAACGGTACATTTACTTTTAACCCTGAGGAGTTAAAAGATTGGTCGAGAGTCATCAAAGAGTTAACCTTTGGTGCTCCCGCATTGAACGCAGTACATGACGTTCAAACAGGTATTAAGCACCAAGAGCAAATAGTATTTGCGGGTAAACTTGGATTGCTAGGAAAAAAGGTAACGGCTAACTGTACACCTAACCAAATTTCAGGAATTACTTTATCTCAAAAGTTTTGGGATCCAGTATTCGAGGATTTTAGATTGGAGCACTGTACAACCGACGTAAACCAACAAGATAAATTGGTTAATCAAATGGCTAGGATGAACCCTGATTTTTATCAGATTTTAGAAGGTTCTCAATCGGGCGTTGGTGATTTCCTTGTTGCTAGTGTATTGGAAGCTATGCTTGAAAATATGTGGATGAAAATTTGGTTTGATGACAAAGACGCATCTAACTTTAATGATTCAGATGGTTCACAAACTTTTACAAATGGAGTTGACACAGGTTATTTCAGTGGATTCAATGGTTTGTTCAAACAAATATTTGCTACTACTTCATTAACAACAGGAGGTAAGTATTACACTGCAATTGCTAAAAATGCGGGTGCAAGTTACGCTTTACAGGCTTTGACTTCTAACGATGCTATTAATGCATTGAAATCGGTGTATAACAAGGCGGATTCTCGTTTACGTTCACGTGCTGACGGTAAACTTTTGGTTACTCGCTCAATTTATGATGGATTAGTTAACGACTTGGAGGCTATCCAAAATGCGGGCGGATTCACTCAAACTAACGAAGGCGGTGTTTCTGTATTACGTTACAGAGGAATTGAGGTTGTAATGATGGACATTTGGGATAGAACAATCGATTCTTACCAAAACAACGGTACAAAATGGAATATTCCTCATAGAGTTGTTTACACGGTTGCAATAAACATTCCGGTAGGAACTTTAGCAAGCGAGGATTTGGATAGCTTAGATGCTTTCTATGCACCATACGAAAAAGTAAACGTTATCGACGGTGTTTATTCACTTGATGCGAAACTTTTACAAGACTATTTAACTTGTGTGGCGTATTAATTTACGCCACATTTTAAAACAAAAATAAAATGGCAGATTGTACAGGAAAAATAGTGGCGAATTTCGTTTTAGATTGCGATAATTTACCAAGTGCGGGTTTAACTACCAATGCGGTTATCATTAATTATGATGATATTGACCGTTCGGCTTCAACTTTCGATGCCACAAATAGAGTAATTTGCACTAACCTTCAATTAAAGGCGGGTAAAACGGGTTATTTGTTCACAGGAGTTAAGCAATCAAACGGTAAAAATTGGGAGTTGGTACCTAAGGAAAATCTACCTGATAAATTTTTACATAGATTTTCAGGAACCATTTTCAATCCAAGTGCATCAAACAAACTACAAGCGGAAAACCTTGCATTAGGAGGGAAATATGTAGTAGTAGTTGAGCAACTATGGAAGGGAGAAGATAATGACGATGCTTTTGAAATGTTAGGCTTCCAGTCAGGATTGATTTTAACTGAAATGACAAACAGTTCAGCAGAAAATGACAATACTATTGTGTTGGCTTTAGCTTCTCAGGAAAACTTTGAAGAGGCGGGTGTACCTAAAAACGTTTTGGAAACGGATTATGCTACAACTAAAACCGCTTTCGATAACTTATTCATTCAGGCTTCAATCTAGTGAATTGGTGTGAAACAAATATTGATACTATTATCGGGGGCACAGCTCCCGATGGTGTATCTTATAAAAAGATGTTTCTTAGTGATTACGCTAAGGAATTTAAACAGACTAATTTAGGAACGTGTACTAATTGTATTGCGGACTATTTAACTAAATGGAAAATTAGAATGGCAACAAATGCAAATAATAGTCAATATAGACTAAAAGAAAAATATAACGGTATTCAAATTTCAGTAGGTTCAAATATCTTTTTGAATAACTCAAACATTACCGATGAATTAGCTCAGGAGCTAATCAAAAATAGAGGCAGTCATTTCTTTGACAAAATGCCGGAACCTATTGTTAACCTAACGGATGCACCGAAATTAAAACGCACCCGTACTAAAAAACAATAGCCAAAAATGAAACTTACAATTTTAAAAGATATTTATCAAAACCTCACGAATTTTGATAAGAAAAAAGAAATATTCTTTAATGGTGAAGATAATCTTTACCCGCAAAGAATGGACAGATTTATAAACAATTCTGTCACGGCTAAAACCGCTACTTCATTAATGATTCAGAGCCTACTTTTAAACGGGTTCGGTGATTCACTAGACAAAACCATTGTAAATAAATTTAAACGCATTACGCTTTATAATTTTGCGGATGATTTAGCAAATTCAAAAGTAAGACAAAGAGGGTCTTTTATTTGGGTTGGATGGAACGCAAATTATAAAATTGATTCCATTGAGTTATTGCCTTTTCATTCGTGTAGAGTTGAAAAAATGGATGATGAGGGGCATATTGCTAAGATTCAATATTCTAGGCAGTGGGATGAAAAAGAACAACCTGATTTGGTTGTTTTTGACGTTTTTAATCCGGACTCGAAAGTAATTGAAAGCCAAGTAAAAAAAGCGGGTGGATGGCAGAAATACAAAGGACAAGTTATTTATGTTAATGACGATAGCGATTATATTTATCCGTTAAGTAGAATTGATGCTGTATCTAATGATTGTGACAACGAACATCAAGCTAGTATTTACAAAAATCAATTATTACGAAAAGGATTTTTTGGAAAAACATTAATTGTTACAAGACCATTAACGGAAAAGGATTTACCTAAAACTATTATTCGTGACGGTGTAGAGATTCGCAATAGAGAATATTACGAACAAGAAAGCGAAAGAGAGGAATTTAAAAACACGATTCAGGATTTTATAGGTGCTGAAAATGCGGGTGGAGCTTTGCACGTAGAATTAGAGTGGGATCATGAAAAGTTAGACGATGCAATTTTAATAAAAAACATCGAATCCAATTTAGATGATAAGATTTTCGCACACACTGAAAGCTCAACTAGAAAAAATATATTGATTGCTTTTAACAATTTGCCAAACGGATTAGTTGAACAATCGGAAGGGATTTTTAGCAATTCAGGAGAAGCAATTAAGGAAATGCAAAATCAGTATAAAAATAATTGTGCAAAGGAACGAAGTCAATTTATCGATTTGTTAAACGATATTTGGAAACGTATGGAAATTTACAACGGGCAAACACTAATTTTAATCGACAATGCTACAACAGAAATTAATAACACGGGAGCAAATACGACAGTATAAGCAGATTAGCCAAACGGTTAACGATGACCGATTGAATGATATTATTTTGCAAGTGCAAATCGATGAGATACGTCCTGTTTTAGGCGAGGAGTTATTCAATGCGGTTTTAGCAAGTCCGACAAGTTACACCGCTTTGTTAGATGGAGGGAACTATACTTTTAATAACGTGACTTATTCAAACTATGGCTTGCGTGCAGTTATTGCTTATTACGTCTATGCTTATTGGATGATGTTTGGCGACGTAACGAATACACCTTTCGGAACGGTTACTAAATTAAATCAATCCGT